AAAATGTTGGGGTAAGTAACTTAACAGGTATAGAAGGTTCTAATAAATTGAGAGCGGAATTGCAACATCATCAATCTATTGTGCGACCTACTAAGAATAGTGTTTTAGGTGGTTTTTTTGATTATATAAAGCCTCAACACAGTGTGAGGAATATGATAGAGCACGTAATAGGCGCTAACATAGATTTTACAGCCTAAAATGTCTGAAATCGCCACATTACCAAGAGTAGCCCTTGAGTTATTGGCTTATACTCTCTATGAAATAGAAGAAATGAATAAAACGGCTCCCGATAGTGATGAGGTAAAAGATAAATATGATACTTTAGCACTAGATCCTAATGGGAAAGTGTTTGATAAAGTCGTATAAGTTTTATAACAGATATTTATTTTATGTAATTCTGCAGAACAGGTTAATGTAGAAACTAATACTCTACAAGGAGAACATGTATGGAATTTGGACCCATTTTTGAAAACGTAGCTAGTGTATTTGCACTGTTGATTGCTCTTTCAGTTATTATTGAGAGAGGACTAGCTACTATTTTCGGTTGGAAGTATTATGAAAAATTGTTAGGTGGTAAGGGGCTGAAGGTTCCTATCACAGTAGCAGCTTCCTTCCTAATCGCGCAGCAGGTACCAGTTGATTTGGTGGCAATGTTGTTTGATGGTGAAGCTTCATTGTTAGGTCAAGTTTTGACAGCTGGTTTACTGGCAGGCGGCTCCAAACGCATCGCAGAAACCTTCGGTGATTTGAAGAAGGCTGCGGAAGAGTTGAAATAATTTATTTATTTCATTAAAATGAAAGTATGTGGATCTTCGGGTCCACATACATTTTTTATAAGAGAGTGTTGATGAAGCTAAAAGATGTAACAGAAGATAATTGGATTAAAGGCGCCGTCAAAAAGCCTGGGGCACTTCGTAAGCAGATGGGTGTAAAGAAGGGCGAAAAGATTCCAATGGAAAAGATTAATAAAAAACTTGCTGCCTTGAAGAAAAAAGGTGAAGGTGATAAGAAGCTCACAAAGCCTGAAAGAACTGAATTACAGAGATTGAATTTGGCTAAAACTTTTAGAGGCATGAAGAAATAAGATGAAATTATCTAGTATTCTTGCTGAGGGTGATGGTAGTATTCGATCTATGATGGCACAATTTGTTAATGCCCAAAAGAAAGATGCTCAAAGGGCACAAGATAAATGGTTGGGTATGATTCAAGCTCGCCTCATGGATTTGGGTTTTAATTATAAGCATCGGCGAATGATTGTGGCTCAGCTTGTATCAGTAGCAAACCAAAAACAGTTTGATCAACTCATAGCTCATTATAAATTGTTTGGAAACTACTCTAAAACATTCAAAGCCACCGAAGCCACTTTAGTCAACGCCTTGCGAGAAGCTGAAGAAGAAGATGATGGTGATGTAGAGAGTACAAATAAGAAGTTCAAGCTTGTTTTACAAGTTCCTGGCACCACCGCAGATGATAAGGATCAGAAGGAAAGAAAATTTCAGTATGACATGAGCATTAATAACATAGAGGTAGAAGCACTCACACCCGTCAATGTTTCTGAACTAAAGGATGGGGTATTGGATTTTCAGTTGGTGGCTTATGTTTCAACCCCTCTTACTCGCACTGAGCTTACAGGTATTCTAGAACCTGACTATGTGATTCATAAGATGCAAAGACTTGACCAAGAGCCAGCAGACGAAGAAGCGGAAGACGATGGCGATATCGAATAGAGATCTTAATGCTATAAAATCAGCTATTTTAAACTTGCAGGTTATACGTATTCGTTATGAGAAAGAGGATAAGGAATATAAGAAACCTAAGCCCTATGGCACTACTATCTCTGGCGAAACCGTTACACGTAATTTAGAACCCTATGACATAATTGAAGAAAGTCTGAAAAACGGTGAGCGTAGAACTTATCTGTATGGGTATGATATTACGCGAGCTGTCAAGACGAGAGGACGTATAAAGAAATTTAATTTAGAAGGTATAAAAAACGCACGGTTGCTTCAGCAATGGTTTAATCCCAGAGATTGGTCTAGAGATGGATGAAGAACAACTAAAAGAATATGTAAAGTGTCGCAAAGACCCTATTTACTTTTTCAAAACTTATGGTAGAGTGCGCCATCCAACTAAAGGATTGTTGCCTTTTAATCTATGGGACTTTCAAGAAGATACCCTTAAAAGCTTTTTAGATAACTCTTACAATGTCATTCTGAAGGCTCGACAATTAGGTATCAGTACATTGTGTGCAGCTTATGCGGGCTGGTTAGCTAACTTCTTCAAAGATAAAGAGATCTTTATTCTTGCTACTAAGAGAGACACAGCTACTAACTTGGTAGATAAGGTGCGAGTATTCCTTCAAGAGATTCCCGACTTTCTAAAGAGTGAACTATTAGTTGATAACCGACAGAGTATGGAATTAGCTAATGGTAGTAAGATAAAAGCTGGTGCTACTGGTACTACCTCTAAAGACGCAGCACGTTCAGAAGCCTTGAGTCTTTTGATTATTGATGAGGCAGCGTTTATAAAAGCTATGGATACTATTTGGATTGCTGCTCAACCTACTTTGTCAACGGGCGGTGATTGTATTGTGCTGTCTTCTCCTAATGGTATTGGTAATTGGTTTCATAAGATTTATGTCGATGCCGCAGCTGGAGCAGGCGAGCAAGTAGGAAAGAGAAACATTTCTTTTACACCTATAGTATTACCGTGGAGTTTGCACCCCGATAGAGATGATGAGTGGGCAAGAGAGGAAAGAAGAAAGATAGGCGATCAGGCTTTTGCACAAGAACATGGTTGTGACTTTCTTCAATCGGGTAATAATGTAGTTAGTGTAAAGGCACTTCAATGGTATGAAGAGCACCCCACTGAAGAAGAGCCGGCTGATGATGGTTTCCGTCCCTTTCTAAGAGAACCCGAAGAAAAGACTTGGATAGATAAAGGGTTATGGATCTGGAAGTATCCCGATTATACAAAACAATATTTGTTATGTGCTGATGTTGCTCGTGGCGACGGCGCAGACTTCTCTGCCTTTCATGTCATTGATGTAGAGAATTATGAACAGGTGGCTGAGTATAGAGGAAAGGTTAATACAGATGCCTTTGCTCACCTTATACATAACACTGCAGTTCAATACAATAATGCATACATAGTAGTTGAAAATGCTTCAATGGGTCATCATGTGGTTATGAAAATCATAGAGATGGAATACAAAAATATGTATTGGACTATAAAAGACTTAACAAAGATACATGAAAGTAACGCCAACCAGTTATACTATGATATTTATAATGTTCCTAAAAATGCTGTGCCTGGTTTTACGATGAGTATGAAAAGCAGACCGGCTTGTATTGCTAGGATGGAAGAAGACTTAAGGACACATGAGTTTACATTGCATTCCAAAAGAACTATTGCTGAGTTGGAGACATTCATTTTTAACAATGGAAAGCCTGAAGCTCTAGCTGGTTATAATGACGATCTTGTAATGTCATTATCTATGGGTATGTATGTTAGAACAACAACTCTTAAGTTTAATTCGCAGGATGAAGAGTTGACAAAGGACTTGTTGCAAGGGTTGAATTTTAATAACACACCTTATGAATTTGGAGTTTGGAATGCAAAGTCACAGGAACAAGAAAAACAATGGACTTTTGATGCGGGTGGGCAACAGGAGGACATGAGATGGCTAGTGTAGATAGTAATGGGTGGAGTAAGTATGAAAAGTTAGTGATGGATAAGTTAGATGAGCATGATGAACGGTTTGGTAATGTAGAAGAGAAGCTCACTCAAATACAGGTAGACATTGCAACTTTAAAAGTTAAAGCAGGTATATGGGGTGGAATAGGGGGTTTGATTCCGGTAGTGATTGCAATAGTTATGTTTATGGCTAGTAAGGGCTCAGCAGGTTAAACAAAGGATAAATAGATGCCAGATAAGTTTACATTACTTAAGAGACTATTAAAAGGTGGTTCGGCAACCTATAAGGTGCCAAGTGAACGTCCATCCAATACAGCTCAACGCCGTGTGTTTGATAGCTTTCATAAAGCAACTCAAACTTTGTATGGTGAGGGATTAGTAGGTGCAGTAGAGCGTCTTGAGCGTGTGCGTGATTATGAAGAAATGGATCATTACCCAGAGATTACAAGAGCATTAGACATTTATGCTGATGACTCTTTAACCTATGCCGAGGATGGCAAGATAGTTCAAGTAGTAAGTGATGATGATAAAATCGTGGGCGAGTTAGAAGAACTCTTGTACCAAAGATTAGACATTGATTTCCATTTGTGGACATGGATTAGAAATATGTGTAAGTATGGAGATCATTTCAACTTGCTCGACATTGTAGAGAAAGAAGGTGTTTTAGGTGCCATAGCACTACCAGTAGGCGAAGTAGAGAGAGAAGAGGGGTACAATAACGATCCTAATAGTTTGAGGTTCAAATGGACTTCACAAGGGAATACCGTTTTTGAAAACTACCAGATATCTCACTTGCGAATACTGGGTGACGATAGATTTTTGCCTTATGGGCGTTCGGTTCTGGATTCTTCAAGGAAAGTATGGAAGCAGCTATTGATGGCTGAAGACGCAATGCTCATCTATCGTATTAGCAGAGCGCCAGAAAGGCGAGTATTTTATGTTGACGTTGGAAACATTCCACCAAAAGATGTGGAAGGATACATGCAGAATGCGCGTGATAAACTCAAGCGTATACCTGTCACTGCAGAAAATAATGGACAGGTTGATTTACGTTATAATCCCGAATCTATACTTGAAGATTTCTTTATTCCAGTTCGCGGTGATCGCGGCAGTAGGATTGAAACCCTTCCTGGCGGAGAAAACGCTGCTGCTATTGAAGACATTGAGTATCTCCAAAATAAACTTTTTATATCCCTTGGCGTTCCTAAGTCTTATCTTACCGCGGAAGAAGACTTGTCGGGAAAATCGACACTAGCACAGGAGGACATTAAGTTTGCGAGAACTATTCAGCGTATTCAAAAGATTGTTGTCAGTGAACTGGCGAAGATATCACTTATCCATCTTTATCTCCGTGGGTATGATGAGTCATCCATTTACAACTTTGACTTGAAGCTAACCAACCCCTCTACCATTACAGAGATGATGCACCTTGACTTGATGGATAAAAGGTTTGGCACCGCAAGAGAAATGGCTGAGTCCGATATCATTTCTGCCTACTACGTGCAGAAGAATGTATTGAAGCTTTCAGATAACGAAATCTCTCGTATGAAAATAGAGCAGGAAAAAGAGGCAGTTGCTAAGAGCATCATTGAGAAACTAGAACAAGGTGAGATGGATCAACCTGGCATGGGTGGTGGAGGATTTGGCGGCGGTGCCGAAGATAAGGATGATGATGCAGATGATGATGCTACAGAAAATAAAGAAAATTGGACTAGTGATGCAATGCCCTATGATCCTACAGGAACTAGAGAGTTGCCTGGCTATCCTAAAAACTATAGTTATAATGAAAATGGCTTTATAAAAACTAATGGCAAACCTGCCAAAGTAGATGTGTTAGATAAAACAATTGCGGACATTATGCAGTATAATTATGAGTCAAAAAGTATGTTAGAGAATCTTGAAACTGATGTCGTGGAGCACAAGCTTAAAGATTCTACTCTAAAAAGTATAATAAATGACATTTAGCAACTCTTTATTATATTTATTTTATCATACTAACTCAATTTGCTTACGGGGTTTAAGATGAAGCACAATAAACAGAAGAATGTTGGTGTTTTATTTGAGATACTTAATCATGCTGTGCTTACAGAAGTATCCAATAATAATCCAACAAAGGCGCAGAGACTCTTCTCTCTGATAAAAGAGAATTTCGTTAAGCCAACAGAAATTTCTAAAGCTTATAAAATCTATTCACAGTTTCTTTATAGTGAAGCAAGAAATTATTATTTTGCCTCAAAGTTTGTAGAGAATCTTAAGAAGGAATACTATAAAACTATAGATAGGACTAAGCTCAATACAGAAATAAGTGTTTTGATGGAGAAGGTTTCCCAGTGTACTAACAAGAAAGAAATGTTGAAGACTAAGGTACCAAATTATAAAACCTTAGCCAGCTTTTACATTAAGTTGCATGAAGGTGATCAGTATCTTTCCTCTAGAGAGACACTGCGACTTGATGAAACTTTGTTTGAACATCTGATGGAAAATCAAGAAGCCAAAAGAGTTCGGGAACGTAGAGGTCAGTTTGAAGAACAAACTAACTTTTCTAATGAAGAAGCTCAGACTGGTAAACTAAGTTTGATTTTAGCTATTCAGAAGTTTGATGAAGCTTATAAGCATTTACTTACCAAAGAGCAAAAGAATTATCTGGTCAAGTATTATACCTCATCCGATGATAGAGAGTTTAAGAATTGGGTTTGTGAAAGAGTAGATGATTTATTAAATGAAGTGTATGATAAAGCTTTGACTATAGAAGATAAAAAGATTAAAGAAAAGATTGATTTAGTAACAGAAAAATTACAAGGCATTGCAAAGCAGCCTACTGTTACAACTAGTAATCTAAAAGACATTCTTCTCTCTATTGAGATGAAGGATAAATTAAAATTATTTTAGGAGAAAATAGTTGGCAACATTAATGCAAATGTGGAACATGGTTATTGCAGGTGGTAACGCACAAGCTGCTCGTGGCGACGGAGGTGGCGCTCCTATTACAGCTATTGAAGCTACTCATGGTATGCCTGTAGGTGAGTATGTACCTGGCATGAGAGGTCACATAGCTAATGCTATTTTAAATTACGGCAGTCTGGGCCCTTCTTATGCTCCTGCAGTTCCTTATACCAGAACTAACAATCAATCCATTGTTGACGCCATCGTTAGGGGCACCGCTAATAGTGAATATGGGCCTGATATAAGTGGTGGCAGGACAATTGATACAATGGCTCCTCCTGGTCAACCTAATCCCCAAGCAAGTAGACCTGATCAAACTACTGTAAATGCAAGCTCCGCAGCTGCATCTACGGTAGGAGTAGGTACTGGTCAAGCAGCCAAGGTAGTTCGGCCTGTAGAGTTGCCTGGAGCTAAAGTGAGCACTGGTGGTAAACCCGATGTAGCAGCTATAATGGAAGACATGATGAGTCCCGGCCCGCCGCCATCTCAAACTACATATGAAGATTATACTCAGCAAGCATTACAAGATACTCCACCCCCAGAGAATCCACAAGCTGATAGAGCCAACATTAGAAACTCTAATAGAAGAAACGGAAGAAAATCTACAGCGCCTTCTGTGAATCCAATGGAAAATTGGACAATGAAACCAGCAGGTACTGGTAGACCAATGCCTAGAGGTTCTGGTCGAGGTGGTAGTGTGGGTATAGGAACAGGAAATAGAAGTGCAGTATCTACCGGCTACACCGCGCAGAACCGCGGCGCCTGATAAGGAGAAAAACGAATGGGATTTTTTAATGGCGGTGTAACTAATTTACTTGTTAAGGCTCGTGCAGCCTCAGGTCACATTGCTACTATTAGTGGTAGTAAGGCTGGTGGTTCTCCTGGCACTGCTCTTACTGTTGAAAGAATACATAAACAGTTGGGTGGTGTACGAGGTATGGCTTCATCCAAGATAACAGAAAGTAATGGCATCAACTCTCTGCGTAGTATGGGCAATGTGCTTGCTAAGCGTAGAAGGACAATACAAGCTAAGGTAGATTTTGATGAGGTACAGTATCCTACTTTCGGGGATGCAGACATTTCAAAGATTCGTGCTTTTTTTAATAATAGAAAATCAATGCGCCGAGCAGGTCCAGCACCGATGGGAGTACCTGCGACAGAGGTTGCATCGGGCCCCAGTATGGCGGG